GGATGATTTGTTCGGACGTGACCTTGGAAACGCCATCGCCGCCAAGTTTGACGAACACGTGTTGAGCGCAGTTCGGTCACGTTTGACCGCGGCGGACCGTCACTCGGTTGGCCGAAGCAATGCCGCGAAAACGGCGGCGTTGCCCACCGATTTCAGCGACGTCGCCCGTTTGATGGGCGTGTACCTCGGAGGCAACCCCGACGACCTCAACCGTGCGTTTTTCCTCGCGCCCGAGATTTACGGCCACCTGTTGGGTCAAACCGCCGACGCGGGTGGTATGATTCAAGCCGCCGCGGGTGAACAACTGTTGGGACACCCCGCATTTGTGACCACCAACGTGAAAAACGCGTCGTTTGAAACCCTCGAATACTTTGGGGACACCGACACCGCCGACACGGTGACCGCGTCGCCAATCATGTGTGTTGACGCCTCCGACATTTTCATGTGTACGTGGGCGGGGCTTTCCATCAATGTTGACGTGTACACCGAGGCCCTCAAAGGGGTGGTCCGTGTCATCGCCGATGGTTACATGGACGGCAACATCCGCCGCGTTGGTTCGGGTGCAATTGCCGCGGGATTGGCACAGGACACGACGTACTAATCCCACCACATGACCACCAACATGGTGGCATGATTCAACCATGAAATTGAGAAAGGGGGCCGACAATGGGTCGGTCCCTTTTTTCACAACCCAACCCCCTCATGAAATTCGAACAAACCACATTCCCCACCGCCACCAACGTGGTGTCATTGATTCAAGCCAAAGCCCATTTGAGGGTCGAACATTCGGACGACGAAAGTTTGATTGAAACGTTGATCGGCGTGGCCCAAAATGTGGTTGAGGGATACACGGGACGATTCCTCCAACAGGTCGAGGGGTCGTTTTACTTCGACGATTTCCATGAGTTCATGAACCTCCACGCGGGGCCAAACCTCGCGTTGAGGAATTCAAATTCCGCCGAGGGTGTCACGTACCTCGACACCGCGGGACGACAAACAGTCGTGGACCTTGACAAATACGTGTTGGAGGGCAAAGGATACCCCGCGCGGTTGAGGATGTTGGACACGCCAAGTGACGTGGAATCCGACAGTTTGAACGCCGTTCGAATCGACGTCACCGTTGGCCACACCCAAGCCGACAGGCCCGACGCCCTCGTTGCCGCCATGTTGCTCATCATCGGCCATTTGTACGAAAACCGACAGGATGTCGGGCAACACAAAACCCACGCCACCCCGTTGGCGTCACGGTATTTGATGGAACCGTACCGCCTCAAATCATTCGCATGAACATCGGACGCCTCGACAAACGAATCACAATCCAACGTCGCCAAAACACGGTGGACGCATGGAACCACCCCGTGGTGTCGTACGCGACCGTCGGGAACTTTTGGGCGTCCGTGAATTTTCGGAGTGGGAGGGAAACCCAGTCCGCACAACAACGCGTCAATGTTGACCGCGTGTTTTTTTCAATCCGCCCCAACCGTAACGTGAGCGTCACCGACCGCATCCAGTACGCGGGCGGGTTTTACGACATCGAGTCCATCGAAACCATTGGACGCGGGTGTGGTTTGCGCCTCATCACCACCAAACGCGACAACGATGAGTGACATTCGAATTGAAGGGGTGGAACAGTTGTCGCAACGGCTCAAACGGTTGGAGGCCAAGTTGGGCCGCAAAGAGGCCGTCAAGGTTTTGAAAAAGGGCGCGCCGCCGATCAAACGGGAAATGAAAAAATTGGCCCCCAAACAGTCGGGCCGCCTCCACAAAAGCATCGTCACACGACGGGGAAAGAAAAACCGCGCCGTGGGTGAAACGGTCGTGGTGGGACCGAGGGGAGGAAAGAAGGGCGCACCGTACGCGCACATCGTCGAGTTGGGTTCACGTGGCGGAACGTACACCGCCAAACGTGGGTTGTTTTCCGTGTTCGTGGCGGGCGGTGGAAACATCCGCGTCAAGTCCATCACACGGCGTGGTGTCAAAGGCGTCGGATTCATCGACCGCGCATTCCAAGCCAAGCGGGGTGAGGCGGAACGCAAAATTTTTGACCACATCAACAAAGCCGTCACGACATGATTGGAGAGATTGTCACCATCCTCAAAAACGACCTCGCCATTGGAAACACCGTTGGGACCGACAACATTTTCCCAATCCAACGGAAACAGGGTTCAGGATTGCCCGCCATCACGGTGGACCTCATCGACGTGAAAACGTCGGAAACCAAGGACAAATCCTCGGGGTTGGATTTTGTCACCATTCAGGTGGCCACGTACGCCGACAACCCACGGGAATCGTTTGTGATTTCGGGATACGTCCGCGACGAGTTGGACAAATACGTGGGTGTCGTCAACGGTGAGGACGTGGACATCCGATTTGATGACCTCGAAACGGGCATGTCATCGGAGGACGAAACATTCATCACCATCGCCGAATTCGTGGTGACGGTGAAACGCACCGCCCAAGGCGCGCACACGTAACCCAAGGAACTTGACAACGTCAACGTCATCCCGTCATTGAGGCGGGATTTTTGGCGTTGTGAAAATCCAAACAATCGCACCCGTTGAAGGACGTTCGTGGCCAGTAGGCCACACCATTTTGGTTGACGCCAAGTTGGGACATGAACTCATTGACGCGGGCGTCGCCATTCACCACCCGACCGTCACCGATCCGCCACCGTCACGTCCGTGTCCGTGTGAGGACAAAAACGAACCGTGTGAGGAATGCGACAAAAAGAAGGCCGCCAAAAAGCGGTCCACACGGAAACGTCCAACCAACTCCAACAAATAAAACATGGCCACAACAGGAACAGTAAAGGGAAACCTCGTCGGGATTTACATTTCCGATGGGGCGACACCCACACCCGCCTATTCGCTCATTGCATGCGGGACCAATGCGTCGTTGAGCATCACCAACGAAATGATTGAAACGGTTTGCAAAGACAACGACGGCGCGCGGTCCGTGTTGCCTGGGCAACAGTCCGTCAACATGACCATCGAAGGTTTGACCGCCTACGACAACCACGGGCGAACCGAACTTTTCGCCGCCGCAAAAAACAAAACCCAATTGACCCTCCGTTACGGGTCGGGTGTCAGCGGTGACCCATACGTCCAAGTTGACGCGTTCATCACCTCATTTGAGGAATCCGCACCGTTGAACGATTCCACGTCATTCAACGTGTCGTTCGATTGTGACAACATGACCACGGGTCAATTCACTTGATGAGCATGGCGAACAATTTGAGGGGCCAAACCACGGTCCAAATTGGGGATGACACCCACGACGTGTTGTTGAACATGAACGCGTTTCGCCTCATGTGTCAGGCGCGGGACATGGAATTGGCCGCCCTCGATGAGTTCGTCAACGCCAACCCATTGGAGTTTGTGCCGACGGTGGTGTTTTGGGGCATGATGAACGCCGCGGATTTCGCGGGAACCCCACGTCCTGACATTTCATTCGACCGCCTCGCCGCGGTCGTGTGTGCGGACATGGAACAGTTCGCCCAATTGTCCGACGCCATTGGAACGTCCCTCGGGACCGCATCAACGGACGCAAAGTCGGGAAACTGACGGGAGGGGGTGGGAGTGATTCCGCCCCCTCAACCCTCCAAACATGGGCGGATTTGTACCGCCACGGGTTGGCCCTCGGGTTGCGCCCCAATGAGTTTTGGTCGTTCACGTTTTTCGAGTTTTTCGCCTTCAACAAAGGGGTGATCGACCGCGACCGCATGATGTGGAACCACACGTCAAGCGTGATGGCATTGATGGCCAACGCCAACCGTGACCCAAAACGCCGTCCAACTCCGTTTGAACCCGCGGATTTCACCCCATACAGGGACGACGACGACACCACAACAACGGGTTCAAATGAAGTGACCGAAGAACAAAAAAACCTCATCGCACAATGGCGCGTCAATCCCTCCTCAGCGTTGTCCTCGGACTAAAAGCCGACAAATTTGAACGGGGCTTGACGTCGGCCCAACGCAAACTCAAAGCGACGTCAACATCATTGTCGCAGGTTGGCCGCGGATTGTCCATTGGCCTCACCGCACCCCTCGCCGCAATCGGCGCGTCATCGTTCAAGGTGGCCGCCGATTTTGAATTGGCGATGAAAAAGGTGAAAGCCGTGTCAGGGGCCACGGGTGCGGAGTTTGACAAACTCGAAAAAAACGCGTTGGACCTTGGGAAATCCACGGTGTTCAGCGCGTCAAGCGTGTCCGAACTCCAATTGGAAATGGCCAAATTGGGGTTGTCCGCCGACGAAATCGTCAAGGCGACCGATTCCACGTTGGCATTGGCCCAAGCGTTTGGAAACGACCTCGGGCCGACCGCCGAAACGGTGGTCAAAACCATCAACCAATTTGGGTTGGATGCCGAGGATGCGGGAAAGGTTGCGGACGTCATGGCCACCGCGTTTGGTGCGTCCGCCTTGGACCTCGAAAAATTCGCGGGGTCGATGGGCAACGTGGCCCCAGTTGCCAAGGAATTTGGGTTCAGCTTGGAGGAAACGACCGCGTTGTTGGGTGTCCTCGCCAACAATGGCATCGAGGGAACCGACGCGGGAACCAAACTCAAAATGGCGTTTTCCGAGTTGGCCGCCTCGGGGGTTGACGTCAAAGAAACGTTCACGGGGATCATCAACGGTTCGGTGTCGTACGCCGACGCCATCAACATCCTTGGGAAACGCGCGGCGATTTTGTCGCCAATCTTTGGAAAGAACACCGACGCCCTCGGGGAACTGGGGGTCGAACTGAAAACGGCGGAAGGGCGCGCCAAAAACATGGCCGCCGAAATGGACGATTCGGCGTCGGGTGGGATTGCCGCCATGCGTTCCGCGCTTGAAGGCGCACAAATCCAAATCGGAAACGCCCTCGCGCCTGTTGTCCTCGACATCATCAACAAAATCACGGACATGGCCCAATCGTTTGGGAACATGTCACGGGAAACCCAAAAAAGCATTGTCAAGGCCGCCGCGTTCGTTGCCGCCATCGGCCCCGTCGCCTCCATTGGAGGTGGTGTCACGCGTGTGGTTTTGAATTTGTCCAAGGCGTTTTCCCTCGTCGCGGCCCGTGGGTTCACGGCGTCCATGAGGTTCAAACGAATGGCCGTCGTTGTGAGGACCTTGACACGTGCGGTTCGGGCCAATCCGCTTGGGTTGTTGGTCACCGCCATCACCGCGGTCACCGCCCTCGCCATCCCGTTCATTTCGAACATGGGGCGCATGTCGGACGAGGAAAGGGATTTGGCCGAACAAACACGCGCGGCCAACCTTGAAATCGCCAAACAAATTGGGTTGTTGCGAAACGCCCTCAACCTCGACGTCAACACGGCGTCCATCAAGGAATTGAGGGATGGGGTGTCGCAAATCAACGCCCAGTTGGACAGGTTCAACACCACGGCGGTGTCATCCAAAGTGTCCGTCGAGTTGGACCAAACAGGTTTCAGGGTCAAGGACATTGGCAAAATCGGCGATGAGTTGTCGCCGTTGCTCAAAAAGGAACTCGGAAACAAACTCCAAACCCAAATCAACATCCTCACCGCCCAAGCCATTCAACAAGGTTTGTTCGGTGACGATGCCATCGCATTTGTACAATCCAACCTCCAAAAGGTGGTGGACGCCACGGTCGCCGAGTACCGTTCGGGGTTGGAGGCCAAACGTGACGACCTACAATCGGCCCTCAATGAGGCGTTGGATACTGGGGACGGTTCGTCGGTGGATGTGGGTTCGCTCATCGGCGGCGATGTCGAGGTCCCCAAGACCCTCGCCGACGTCATCACCGACCTCGAAAAACAACTCACCGACCTTGGGGAGTTGGAAACGTTGTTCGGGGAAAACTTCGATTCGGAAAAGTTTGGCGCGATTGAATCGGCGATCAAAGAAATTGTCGAGGCGGATTTCGCCAATGCCGATGAAACGTTGACGGGGTTGGTGTTGCGAATGCAACAGTTCGCCGAAACGACCAAGACCACATCGGAACAGTTGGCCGAGGATTTCAATGACGCCGTCGCCACCCTCCAAACACAAAAAGGGTTGGGAATCATTGACGACATGGAGTTGGCCAAACGGACCCTCGCCGAACTCGAATCGTTTTTGACCAATTCGTTGTTGGCCAATCCTGAATTCATTAACACGGAACAATTCGACGTCCTCAACGAAAAAATGGTGGCGTTGCGTGAGTTGTTGGGAACGAACACGGAGGCGGCCACCGAAACGGCCAATGAGTTGTTCACCGCCGCGGATGCGGGCCAAGTTGCCGCCGACATCATCGGCGCGGGATTTGCCGCCGCAACAGGGGAGGGACAATCGTTTGGTCAAGCCGTCGCGGGCATTTTCAAAAACATCATCCTCAACGCCGTCAAAGGGGCCATCGCCAACGCGGTCATGTTGGCGTTCAGCCCAACACCTGACAACGTCGCCACGGGTGGCATTTCAGGCGCGGCAAAGGCGGCCACATTCAAAGCACAAATCGCCGCGTTGTTGGCGTCGGTTCCCAAACTCAAAACGGGTGGAATGACCCTCGGTCCCCAACTCGCCCTCATCGGTGACAACCCCTCGGGACGCGAAGCCATCATCCCAATGGAACGAATGGGCGCGTTCCTCGGTCAGGTCGCCCAAACCAATCAAAACATGAACGTCACGGGCAAAATCCAAGGACACGACATCGTGTTGGCCCATGAACGCGCAAAACGAAACCGTGGCCGCTGATGCCGATTCAACATCCCTCAACCGCCACGGGCAATTGGCGGGCGCGATATTTCGCCGAGTTTTTCGATGCCCAAGGCCGCAAATGGCGGGTCGAAGTCATCGACCACGACACATCGAACCCCGCCGCCGCTGAATTCAATTTTTTCCCCACGGGAATCCATGAGGTCGAGTTGGCCGAAAATGGGTTCACGTTGTCATGGGACGGTCCAACGGACCACGTTGGCGGGTCAATCGTGCCGTCCTCATGTGAGGTGACATTGGCCATTCGAACCGCGCCGATGGAACCGTTGGTGGACGTCATCAAAACATCCGATGACGACCGTTTCGGTTTGGCGGTTTACTACGACAACGGGGGGCCGTATTGGAACCCGTGGTGGGTGGGCATCCTCAACCATGAGGCCATCGAGTACGAAACCAAAGACCGACCGTACCTCGTCACATTAAAGGCGTCATGTGGATTGCGCCGCCTCAACAACATCGAATTCGCCCACAATGGCGGGCCGTGGTTGACGACCACGTCGTTGGCCAATTGTGTGGCCAAGTGCATCAACAGTATCCCCACCTCGGATTTTTGGTTGGCAAACGACAAACAGTTTTCGGAGGTCGTTGATTTGTTCAACGAAGGACACGCCACCAACACCCTCCAATGGAGTCCAACCAACGCGGGTGATGTTTACCCATTCGCGGCCCTCGAAAGGACCGTGGTGAGTACCGCGGCGTTTTACGAAAAGAAGGAACCAAAGGAGGACGATTTTGGACGGCGCGCCCATTACCCGTTGAACTTCAATTCATGCGGTGACGTGTTGGAACACATCGCCACGGCGTTTGGTGGGCGGTTCCTTTTGTCGCGTGGGCGGTTTTGGTTCATGCCGATCAACGCGTTGAATTGGTCGCATTCGCTCAATGTGGTTTCGTACACACGGAGCAATTGCGCGTCGTTAAACCTCGACACCCAAATGATTGGGGGGATAAACTTGGACGTTGGGGTTTCGTCCACGGTCAATTTCGAAAAGGACCTCGAAGCCGACCACGCCTTGGGTGATGGTTGGACCAACTCGTATTTGTTGCCCGTCAAGCGGGCCACCATCCAATTGACGGACGCGGGCCAACGTTCCGCGTTTGGGTCGCCTCGGAGTTTCTATTTGGACTATCCAAACAGCGGTGGCGGAAACAAAACGTTCGCCAACAACGACATGACCGTTTCGGAGGGGGACACCCTGAACGTTCGCGGTCGGTATTTGTCGGGTGACCTCGTCAAGGAATTTGGGGCAACCATTGGAGGGGCGGCGTACAACAACCACGGAACGGACCGCATCGGCGCGCGAATCATCGTCCGCCTCAAATTGAAGGTGGGGAACCTGTACTATTCGAGCGAATACAACGTGGACACCTCGCAACAAACGGCAATTGACATGCCCACGGGATTCAACGGTGATTTCACCGACCCCAATTTGTCGTTCAACACCGTCCACGTCCCGAACCCTCAATGGACCACGGAGGAAAAGTTTTACGACATCATTGTCCCGTGGACTCATTCGACACCCGCGGCGGAAGTCGTTGAGGATGGGGACGGGTGGGCGCGCGTGGGGGGATTGCACATCCGCGCAACGGACAACAACGAATTCGAATACAGGGTCAACCAAACGCAACAGGACGACGTGGCCCACGATTTTGATTTCATGACGGTCCCGTTGCCCAACAACTCGTCATCGTACAACGGCGTCACATGCACCGTGGACCGAATCGTGGTCACCCGCAATGGGACGGTCCGACAAACGTTCCCCGAGTTGGACAACATTTTCCACACCGTGGCATTTGTGGACTACGACCACACGGGCGCGAACGTGTCGGGAACACCGTTACCCGCACCCGAGGACCGCGTCGAGGAACTCGTCGTCGGGGTGGGCAACAACTCCGATGACGCCGACATTGATTTTTTCGTTGAGCAATCCGCGAACACGGAATTTTTGGACCTCGGGACAACCGTGTTGGGCGACAATGTGACGGCGGGCGTTCCGCAAAGTGACGGCGCGTTGGCCGTCATTGAGTACGGGTTCACCCTCGACACGC